TCTAATTTTGAAAAAAGTAAAGATAAAGATAATAAGATGATAATAATGCAAGAGATAAGTATTAGTCATCTATTGGATTAAGGGGGAAACTATGAAAATAGAAACAGTAGATAATTTAAAGTTTTTACTTGAAACAATTTATGGAGACCATTACTTAAAGACTTATTTTAATTTAAGATGGACAGATATGTACTTAAAACAAACATTAGAAGATACTGTAAAGGATTTTGCATTATTTAGAAATAGCATCGTAGATGAAAAGATAGCTGCTAAGAACTCTAACACTCCGCTACTCTCTGTTACACGTTTAATAACGTTATAATGCCAACAAAAAATAAAGCATTACAGAAAATATATCGTGATAGATGGTACTATAAAAATAAAGAAAAGCAAATAAAAAGACAAACTCAAAGACGTAGAGAACTTATGGAATGGTTACAAGAATACAAACGTACATTAAGTTGCAATGTTTGTAATATGTCATTTATTCAACATCCAGAATGTTGTGATTTTCATCATTTAACAGACAAAACAGAGTGTATTACAAGAATAGCTAAATATAGTAAAGATGCACTATTAAAAGAACTTAATAAATGTATTCCTCTATGTGCAAACTGTCATAGAATCATAACAAGAAAGGATTCTATAGTGTAACGGCAACACGCCAATCTCCAAAATTGGAAATCTCTGTTCGACTCGGAGTAGTCTCGCCAACTAAATGCCAATATTATTACCTTACAATTTTATACCAAGAAATTATCAAATAGCTATGTTAACCGCCAGAGAGAAAGGTTATAAAAGAGAGGTTTATGTTTTACATCGTAGAGCTGGTAAAGATTTAACAGCTATCAATGATTGTGCAAGGGCAATCATGCAGAGACCTGGAATATACTATTATTTATTTCCCACATTTGCTCAAGCAAGAAAAGTGGTGTGGGATGGAATGACAGCAGAAGGGCGTAAATTCATTAGTTATTTCCCCCAAGAACTCATCAAAAGTACTAATGCTACTGAAATGAAGATAGAATTTGTCAATGGGAGTATCTTTCAGATAATTGGAACTGATAATTTTGACTGTTATGATGATAAAACAGAAATCTTAACACATCAAGGGTGGAAATTATTCAAAGATATATCTGAAAATGAAATAGTTGCCACTCTTCAAGATAATAGTTTAGTCTATACTCAAATAAGTAAGAAAGTTGAATATGACTATGATGGAGCAATGTATCATGTACAAAGTAAATCCATAGACCTATTAACCACACCAGAACATAAATATTATGTACAATCAAGAAAAGGCATACGAAAATTTAGAAAAATTAAAGATATTAATGACTATAATGATAAAATTCCTGCTACATGTCAATGGGAAGGTAATCATTTAGACTCTTTTACATTACCAGAAATTAAAAGGTCAAATTTTGATAGAAGTCAATACCAACATCAAGTCTTTAAAATAGAAGATTGGTGTGCTTTTATGGGTATTTTTCTATCAGAAGGTAGTGTTTATTGTGGTAAAAAAGATTATAGAGTCTATATTTCTCAATCTAATGCTGCACATCCAAAAATAGTAGAAGAAATTAAAAATCTTTTGAATAGAATGTGCTTACATTTTTATTATGATAGTCATAATTTTCTCATAAATAATAAACAACTATATGAATATCTTAAACAATTTGGAAAGTGTGATGAAAAATATATTCCAAGAGATTTATTAGAATTATCTCCTAAATACCTTACAATACTAAAGGATTGGTTAATTAAAGGAGATGGATATATACAAAAAGGTGGACAGGAATTATACTACTCTACATCTAAACAATTAATTGATGATTTTCAAGAATTAATAATAAAACTTGGATTATCTGGAAATATTAGAATAAAAGAACAATCAGTTGGTTATATAAAAGATAGAAAAATAAATTCCACAAAAACAATATATGCTTTATGTATTAGAAAATCTAAATATAAATATTTTAGAAAAACAAAAAGTACATATATTAGTAAAGAACATTATACAGGTAAAATATATTGTGTAGATGTTCCAAATCATGTAATAAAAGTAAGAAGAAATGGATTTGAAGTATGGTGTGGTAACTCCATACGTGGAACTAACTGTATTGGAGCTATATTTTCAGAATATGCACAACAAGACCCCAGAGCTTGGGAGACTATTGAACCAATTTTATTGGAAAATGGTGGTTGGGCTAAGTTTTTATACACTCCTAATGGTAAAAACCATGGTTGGGACCTCTATAACTTCGCTAAATCAGACCCAGATTGGTTTACTCTGCTACTTACTATCAATGAAACACGAAAAGACGATGGAACTCCTGTCATTACTCTTGACCAAATCAATGCCTTACGCAGAAGAGGGGTTTCAGAAGAATTTATCCAACAGGAATACTACTGCTCATTCACTATGGGTACAGAAGGGGCATATTATGCTAAATTAATGGAAGAAGCAAGACAAAAAGGTAGAATTAGACGTGTTCCTTTTGATAATACCTTACCTGTACATACAGCTTGGGATATAGGAGTTAGTGATTTTACATCAATTATCTTCTTCCAAAAAGCATTTAATGAATATCATCATATAGATTATTACGAAAATCAAGGAGAGGGGTTACAATTCTATGCACGTATTCTACAGAGCAAAGCAATGGATGAGAAATATTTTTATGGCAATCATTATGTACCACACGACTTAGGTGCAAGAGTATTTAGTGCAGAAGCAAAGACTGTTATAGAAGTAGCCAGACAACTTGGACTACGTTTTCAATTAGTACCTAAACATGCAATACACGATGGAATACAATCATGTAGAAACCTCATTCCTAAATCATACTTTGATAATGAGAAGTGTAAATTATTAATTAATCATTTAGACAATTATACAAAAGCATTTAATCAAACCATGAAAGTTTGGATGGACACCCCTAAACATGATGAACACTCACATGGATGTGATGCCTTTAGAATAGAGGCAATGGCAGAGAAATCCTCGGTAGTTTATGACCCCAACAATACCGACTATGTGAATGCAGGGACCGAGTATATTAGGTCTCATTCAAATCCATTTTCTGGTTACTAAGGAGAACTTATGGCAGAAATAGCTAAATTTCTTGAAGATACACAAACAGTAGAAGAAACTGAAAGAACAAAAGGACAACTTATTAGAGATTTTGTTGTACAAAAGTTTATATATGCCAGGGAAGGTATGTTGCCATTTCAAGAAGAATGGAAACAACATTACCTTAATTACAAAGGAACACGTAGTGATACAAAAGAATTATGGCAAGCTAACTATACAACTTCAACACTAAAAGAAATTGTAAGAGTTAAAGTACCTTTATACATGAATATCTTATTCAGTCGAGGTATAGATTCCTTTGATATGAAACCTGGTGAAATGACAGATGAAGAGAAGATACCTTATGTCAAAGATGTTCTAAAGTATCAATGTAGAAACATTGGTAAAGATATTGGTGGTTTTTTTGGTACATGGGGAAATTATTGTAAACAATTTGAAATGTACGGTTATTCTGCTGGATTATGTTATTGGAAGAAAGAAAGAAATCATGCTGGAGAAATAACCTTTGATGGTCCAGATTTCAGAGCTTTAGACATTTTCCACTTCTATCCAGACCCAAGTGCTATTGGATTAAGAAGTTGGAAAATCATACAAGACGTTGATGTTTACCTTAGTTATTTAAGGATGCAAGAAGATTTAAAACAATATAAAAATGTAGAAAAACTACGTAATGTAAATCAACCAGATGATGAATTTATCACAGTTGAAGATGGTGGAATGACCAGAGAATTAGACCCAAGAGTTGAATTGTTAACTTACTATGGTGAAATTCCAGAAGCACTACTTGACGGAGATTTAGATGACATCTATGATGTAGATGAATACACAGACAAGTATGTAGATGCTGTTATAACACTTGGTAATAGAGAAGTTGTACTAAGAGCTAAGAAGAACCCATATAAATGTGGTAATACTTTTATTGAAAGTTCTAAAGACAGAATGCTAACGGAACGTTTTGGTATTGGTACAGGTGAAGATATTGAAGCAATGGCAGAAGAACTCACCAATGCCCATAACAAATTAAGTGATGCAGTTAATATTATCTGTAATCCAATGGGAATTATAAATCCCAACTTTATGTCTGGTTTATCAACTACCTTACTTGTACATCCAGGAAAAATGTTCATTGCGAACTCTATGGTAGATGATGTACGTAAGGCATTACAGTTTATTGATACCACAGCTGCTGCCTCTGCACTTACCCCACTAATGAACTTCATTTCCCTATTAGACAATCGTTTAATGAAACTATCCCAAGCAGTTCCTGCTATTTCCCCTACAAGTGAAGCAGGGGAAATGCACGAAACTCTTGGTGGAACACAGATACAGCAAGCTAATGCAGCTGAACCTATTAAACATATTGTTAAACATGAATTAGAACCTGCATGGGAGCAACTATTAAGTATTTTTTACAAGTTGGATATTCAGTTATTCCCAGACTCAATGGCTTATAAAGTCTTAGGTAAAGAAGGTATAGAAGCATGGAATAAAATTTCTAAAGAACCTAAGATGAAGAAAGAAGATATTGCTTTAGCAGGAGACCCAGACTTTATACCAAGGGGTGTTACTGTATTTTCTGAAAAACAAGTAGAGTTAAGGAACTTATTAGAGTTCTTAACTATCCTAATAAAATCAATGGTACCTGTAACAAAAGATGGACAACAAGTTCCTGGAGTAGATGGTAAACCTCAAATGGAGCCAGCTGGTGATGTTGCAGAAGCCATTAAGAGAATTGCGTTATTAATGAACTTTGATGATATTGATTTACTCTTACCTAACTTAAAGGAATTAAGAGAAAAACAACAATCTTCAAAGAAAATAAACCAAATGCGTAAACAACAAGAAGAAGAAATAAGAGCCCAACTTGGAACTCCCACTCCAGGCATGACAGGTGGAACCCCCCCTGTTCAACCTGTCGGGCTCTTAAATGCAAGAAATCCACAAAATGAGGGGGTAGCTGGCAGAGTACAGGCAAGTGATATACCTAATTTCGTTAAACAATAGGGGGAAATATGAACGAATTTACAAAAGAATTACATAAGAAGAAACAAGAAGAAAAAGAAAAACAAAAGGAATCTCTCAAACATGATATTCTAATAGGGGAACAACTTACTGCCATGAGGCAAAGCCCTGGTTGGAAACTTGTTGAAGATTATTTAACACAAGAACTTGAAACTGCAATGAATCGTTTATCTGTGTCTGAGAAAGAAAGGGATATATTTTATAACCAAGCACAGGTATATGTAATCCGTAATCTTTTACAAAAGATAGGGGTTACATTTAAAATTGCAAATCAAGCAAGTGAATTATTAAAGATGTATGAGAAATAAGAGAAATAAGGAGAAACTATGTCAGACAAAATTGACAACCCAAATCTTGACATCCCTTTAAATGAGGGACAAATGTCAGAGGGCAATGAAGTAAATGACGACCTTGAATTGGAACGACTCGCTGCTGAAATCAAAAGCAGAGCAACTAAGGAACCTGTTAAAAAGAAAGAAGTAGTTAAAGAAGTAGTAGAAGAAGCTCCTTCGGAACCTACCGAAGAAGAGACTCAAGAGGAAATTGATGCACGATTTAAAGGGAAGCAAGTCCAAGATGTTATCGAAATGTATAAAAACCTTGAGAACTTGCATAAGTCCCACACTAATGAACTTGGAGAATTAAGAAAGACAGTTAAAGAACTCAAAGATAAAGAAGAACAAATCTCTCAACTTAGTATGACAGAAGTTGAAAAACAAATCATGCCTAAGATACAAAGTTGGACAGCAGAAAAGAAAGCTGCATTCTTTGAGAAATTTAATAACTCTCCAGAGGAAGCATTAGCCGAAGTAATTGATGAAGTAACAAAACCTCTAAAGAGAAAAGTAGCAATAGATGTAAATAGAGAAGAAATTAACAGACTTAAAGACTTGTACAAAGAACAAGTAGTTCCTTATGTGGAAAAAGATATTAATGCTCTTATAGCTGCCAACCCTGGTTGGTGGAAGAACTATGGAGTAGGAATATTTGACCATGCTTATAATACTTATCGTAATAAGAATTTTGATAAGTATGCTGCAATTAGAGAACAGACTATCCAATCCAAGTTAAAAGAAGAGACAAGTGCCGAAGATGAAATTAAAGACATGACATTTGTTGAAGGTCAGCGACCTACTAAGATTGTTAAGAAGTCAAAAGACATCACAATAGAGGATATTAATGCTGCTGATGATGATATTGCACTTCCTACACTTAAAAAAGAACTAAAAAAGCGTGGTGCTTGGAAA